CTTCACTGTTCCGTGAGGGTACACCTGATAGCCAAAACCAAGCAAAGAAGTTGTTTGTCACCCAGCGTTTCTATGCCCCTGCGGTTATCCGTGGGCAGGAAGAGCGAGGTGTTGTTCTTTGGTCCTTCCCAAAGACAGCCTACAAAGCCATCATTGAGACCATTCTTGATGAGGACTATGGCGATGTGACTGACCCAAAGAAGGGCTTCGACTTGAAGGTTTCCTACATCAGTAAGAACTTTGGTAAGGGAGACCGCGTTGTGTTTGACAGTTTGCAAGCACGTCCAAAGCCATCTGCGCTCTGCGAGGAAGATTCTACCGCAGCAGGTTGGATGGAGCACGGCATTGACCTTTATGAGATTTTCGACCGTAAGACTCCAGAGCAGGTTCAGAAGATTCTTGACAACTACCTTATGCCAGAAGGTGGTCAGGAGACCGTTCGCTACGGTGGTGGTAGCTCCCCAAAGGGCTCCACTGTTGATGCTGCATTCGCTGCAATGGGTGTGTAATACTAGGCGGGGGGCGAAAGCCCCCCGTCTTCTTTTAGCGGAGGAAAAATGCCAAGGCAGAAAAAAGAAAAAGCAAAAGCAGGCAAGTTATCTATGAAAGATAAGTTAGCCCTTATCAATAAAAGGGCTGGCATGGAAGTTGCCTATAACCTAAAAAATGATAACCCGACAGAAGTCACAGAATGGATTCCAACTGGCTCACGTTGGCTCGACTCTATTGTTTGTCGGGGAAAACTAGCCGGTGTTCCGGTTGGTCGTATCACAGAGATTGCCGGTATGGAGTCATCCGGTAAGTCTTACATGGCTGCACAGGTTGCAGCAAACGCACAGAAGCAAGGCTTCTCTGTTGTTTATTTTGACTCCGAGTCAGCTATTGACCCAAGCTTCTTGGCAAACGCTGGCTGTGACATTGACAACCTTATCTATGCCCAGGCAGCATCTGTTGAGATGGTTCTAGAAACTATCGAACAGCTTCTAACCGAGACAGATGATAAGTATCTTTTTGTTTGGGACTCGTTAGCATTTACACCATCCATCTCTGACCTTGAAGGCGACTTCAACCCTCAGTCATCGATGGCAGTAAAGCCACGTATTCTATCAAAGGGTTTGTCAAAACTGACTGTTCCTATTGCGAACAGCAACTCTGTTCTGTTGGTTCTCAACCAGTTGAAGACCAACATCACTATGAATGTGGCAGAGGCTATGACCACGCCATACTTTACCCCTGGTGGTAAGGCACTTGCGTATTCATATTCTCTTCGTGTCTGGCTAACAAAGCGAAAAGCCAAGAAGTCTTTTATTGAGAACGACGCAGGTTTCCGCATCGGTTCAGAAGTAAAAGTAAAGTTGGAGAAGTCTCGCTTTGGCACAGAGGGTAGAAACTGTACGTTCCAGATTGTCTGGGGAGATAAGAACCCTCGCATCCTTGACCGAGAAAGTTGGTTAGAGGCTGTAAAGAGTTCTGACCAGATTAGGTCGGGTGGAGCTTGGTACACACTCATCTACGACGATGGTGGCGAACAAAAGTTCCAAGGCTCAAAGTGGCTGGAATGGCTGGAAGACGAGAAGTTTTATAACCAGATTTTGCGACTTATGGATAGAGAAGTTATCCAAAAGTTTGACGAGCAAACTGGTGATGCTTCTCACTTCTATGACGTTGACAGTGAAGAAGAATAATGCTTGACATTCGCACGAGGATGGGGTATAACAGATACTCCATTCTTATGCGGAGCATTTGATGCCACAAAAAATAAAAAAATCTAGCAAGCGTGTGCAGCGGTATTTTGAGTTGGCACGACGCATGGCAAAAGAAAGCACCTATGGCAAACTACGTCACGGTGCTGTTTTAGTCAAGGGAGGTTCAGTTGTATCAGTTGGCTTCAACAAAGGTTGCTACTGTGCTTTTGGACAGCGCTTCCGAGACTTTCACAACTTTGGTCATGCAACCCAACACGCAGAAATATCCGCTATCCTTGGAGTACCCGAGAAATCAACAAGGGGTGCTTCCTTGTTTGTAGTTCGTATCAACAACTACGACAAGTTTCGTATGTCCAAGCCTTGCTGTATGTGTCATCAAGTGTTAAACTTTGTGGGAGTCCGCAAAGTTTTTTACACCACAGGGGAAGACACTTATGAAGTTAGAAATGTCAGGGGGTCTAGCGAGGAATTTCGGCATAACAGTAAAGACTTTGCGTGAGAATGAAGACGGCTCCGTAGATGTAAATGTAGATTTAACAGAGCAGTTCAAAGATTGGTTTATGTATATGCACGGACTACACACTTGGGACGAAGAAGCTTTCCAAGCGTGGTTCCTCAAAAGCCTGGGCGATTTTATTGGAGACTAAAATGAACAGAATGATGATAGTAGATGGAAATAACTCTTTTTTACGCAACTATGTTGTAGACCCTTCGCTATCATCAAATGGCGAACCAATCGGTGGCTGCAAGGGCTTTTTGAAGTCTCTACAAAAGCAGTGCCGCATTATTAAGCCAGATTTTGTAGTGGTAGTGTGGGACGGTGAAGGTGGTTCGCTCAAGCGGAGAACACAGAATAAAAACTATAAGGAAGGGCGCAAGCCTATCCGCTTCAACCGTCCCAATACCTACATGTCTGATAACCAACAGTTCAGAAACCGTATCTGGCAGATGGGCAGGCTTGTTGAGTATCTAAACGAGATGCCCGTGGCACAACTTGTCTCTGAGAACGTAGAAGCAGATGACCTTGTGGGCTACATCGTGTCTCGTTTCCCAGACGTGGAAAAGGTTATTGTTTCCTCCGATAAGGACTTTTTCCAACTCTGTGATGACAAAACTATTGTTTATCGACCTATTCAAGACAAGACGGTCACCAAGCAAGGTATCTTAGACGAGTTCTCTATTCACCCAAGAAACTTCGCCTTGGCTCGCGCCATCGTAGGCGACAAGTCAGACAACCTTGCAGGGGTGCCACGAGCAGGTCTAAAGACCGTGGCAAAGCGTTTCCCGCTTCTAATAGAGGACCGTGATGTGTTTCTAAACGAACTCATCCAAGCCTGCGATAAGCCCGAGAACAAAGCAAAAATCTTTGAGAGTATCGTAGAGCACAAAGACCTAGTATCAGAAAACTATAAACTAATGCAGCTTTACTCTCCTGCTATTTCCAGTAGGACAAAGGCAAAAATCGATTGGACATTGACAGAGTGTTGTCAAGAGTTCAACCAAATGGAAGTTGATAAGATGATGACTCAGGATGGTTTTGGGAACTACAACTTCTCCACTCTCTGGGGTACTTTCAGAAACATCTCCTTGCAAAAAGACTAACGCTGTGCTACACTACCAAACAAAGGAGCACAAATGAAACTAGACTACGAGAACGAGACTTTTTCAAAGTTCGGTAAAAGTTTCCAAGAGAAGTTGGTCCAAAGTATGTTTTACGACAGGTCGTTCTTCGACCAAATGTCAGATGTATTTGACCCTTATTTCTTAGAAGTAAAATACCTACGGCTATTCTATGAGCGTTTAGCCAACTATCGACAGAAGTTTGAGAAGCACCCTTCTGTTGAAATAATGGCTTCCATTATCAAAACTGAAATGGAAGAAGAGTCAGAGGTGCTACAAAAGCAAGTAAAGGACTACTTTGCTCGCATCGTTGCAACAAGCCAAGTCGAAGACGAAGAGTATGTGAAAGTCACTGCTCTTGACTTTTGCAAGAAACAAAAACTAAAAGAAGCTATTATGAAGTCTGTTGGGCTTTTGAAAACTTCTTCTTTTGATCAAATTTCAGAAGTTATCAACCAAGCCATGAAGCTTGGTCTAGACAACGACCACGGTTATGACTACATTGCTGACTTTGAAGAGCGCTTTCTAAAACGCTCACGCAACCCACAAACCACGGGTTGGAAGATTGTTGATGACATTACAAAGGGTGGCTTAGGACGTGGAGAGTTGGGAGTTGTTATTGCACCAACAGGTGCAGGCAAGTCCATGGCTCTTGTGCATCTTGGAGCACAAATTGTCAAGGAAGGAAAAAATGTAGTTTATTATACGCTTGAACTTCAAGACACTGTTGTAGCCAGCCGCTTTGACAGTTGTATCACATCAGTAAAACTTCAGGACTTACATTCCTTCAAAGATTTAATTTACGACCAAGTAAAAGAACTTGAAGGAAAACTTATTGTAAAAGAATACCCAACAAAGTCCGCTAACGTAAATAAACTCAAACAACACCTAGAAAAGCTAAGACGCTCTGGTTTTGAACCTGACTTAATTTGCGTCGATTATGGTGACCTTTTGCAACCTATTTCTTCTTACAAGGAGAAACGCATCGAATTAGAGACTATTTATGAAGACCTTCGGGGAATGGCACAAGAGTTTGAGTGTCCCGTCTGGACAGCAAGCCAAACTAACCGCAGCGGACTAAACGCAGAAGTGGTTACAATGGAATCAATTAGCGAAGCCTTCAACAAATGTTTCGTAGCGGACCTCATCTTCACTCTATCCAGAACCATTACAGACAAGAACAATAACACAGGACGTATCTTTGTAGCAAAAAACAGGAACGGACCTGATGGTATTGTTTACCCTATTTTCATGGATACGAGCAATATCAAGATTGATGTTCTTCCCTCGACAGGCGAAACAGCAGAAGAAATTAACGACAACGCTGCAAAGAAACAGCAAGAGTCGCTGCAAGAAAAGTACAAAAAGTTCAGAAACGGAGGAAAAGACTAAATGGAACTAGCTACACAAATACTTTCGGACATTACCGTCCACATGAAATACGCAAAGTATTTACCAGAAAATGAGCGCAGAGAGACTTGGGATGAACTCTGCGACAGAAATATGCGAATGCATATGAAAAAGTATCCCGAACTTGCCGAGGAAATAGAAAAAGTTTATAAGGACTTTGTTTTTACAAAAAAAGTTTTACCATCTATGCGCTCTATGCAGTTTGGTGGCAAGTCTATTGAAGTTGCCCCAAACCGCATTTACAACTGCGCTTACATGCCTATTGACCATGCTGACTCATTTGGTGAGTGTATGTTCCTACTTCTCGGCGGCACAGGCGTGGGCTTCTCTGTCCAGGCTCACCACGTTGAGAAACTACCAGAGATTCGCAAGCCAAACCCAAAGCGCACACGTCGTTTCCTAGTAAGCGACAACATTGAAGGTTGGGCTGATGCAGTAAAGGCTCTTGTTTATTCTTACTTCAAGGGTACATCAAAGCTTCGCTTTGACTTCTCTGACATTCGTCCAAAGGGCGCACGACTCGTCACTTCTGGTGGCAAAGCCCCTGGACCACAGCCCCTTCGTGAGTGCCTTGTAAAAGTAGAAGGTATTTTGCGAGAGAAACAAGACGGAGATAAACTACAACCCATTGAAGTCCATGACATTATTTGCCACATCGCTGACGCAGTTCTAGCTGGTGGTATTCGCAGAGCAGCACTTATTTCACTCTTCTCGGCAGACGAC